TCCGATAGCCCAGGGTATGCTGAGTTTCGGCGCTCAGGCCCAACAAGCCCGTATGCAAGCCGAAGCGCAGAAACGAGCGTCGATCGCTGAGAACGCACGATACATGGCGCAGATCTCGGCGACACGGCAACAACAAGCCTCTGATGCACTCAGGGTAGCCCAAGAGGTCCAACAGGCGAACAGAGCAAGCATGGAGGCCATGGCGCGAAAACAAGTGGCCGCAGGTGCCGCAGGTATCAGCACTGAGTCTGCGAGCTACCTGGCTGAGATGAGAGACCTAGAGAGACAAGTAGCTGAGCATAGTTTTGCCTTTGAACAACGCCAAGCCATAGCTGACCAGTCGTATGAACTTAAAGCCCGAGACTTGGGACTCCAGACTCAACAGAATTTTATTAATATTAATAGACCGATTGACCAACCAGACTTCTTAGGGACAGCCTTGACGTCGGCACTTGGAAGCCTCGAATCTTACTCAAAGGCAAAGAACCGCGAGCTTACAATCGGAAAGCAGGCGCCAGGAATAACAGAAACAACCGGATCAATTAGATGACACCACAAGAACTTCTCCAACAACAACGCCGTCAGCAGGTCGATTTTAACTTATCGTTACCTAGTGTCACCTCGCGTGAACTTCAGGCAGGACAGTATTCTGTGGCGGTCCAGCGGACACCCAAGGCCGAACAGACGACGCTAGGACGCCTTGCCGATGCCTTAGGTAAAGTCAACCCGATCATCGCGGAATACGGTGACGCCCAGATCGCAGAGAACGAAAGACAAATCTTAGATGTCCAGCAGCAAATCGCGAGCATGGACCCTAAAGAAAAAGAGAAACTGTTGGCACGCCCAGAAGCCGAAGTGAACCTCTCTAAGGCCTTCAGGGACGACTACGAGCTTAACCCTGTGGCAACCTACCGCGCCAAGATGTTGTTGGGCGCAGAGAAGAACGTGGAGTTTAACAGTGTGCTCACTGAGCGTATCGAAGAGTTCAAGACTAAGTTTCTTAGAGAAAACGGAGACAAGCCTAGTTACAGTCAGATCAGTAAAGCGATCAATGAGATCACACAGGATTATCTGAAGTCTTCAGGACTCAATAGCGAAGATAAGGGAATCATGCGGACCGGGTTCTTACAAGAAGCCTCTGTTAATATTAATAAATTAAAACAGACGTTACCTTCAGCTATGGCCGAAGAGCATAAACAAGAAGTGCTCATGCCGAACTTAGCGAGCTCATTGGCCCGGACGTATAAACCACAGGACGGAACAGACCTAGTGAGACTTAAGAGTCAATGGGACAATTTTAGTAGCAGTTTGTCCCGCTCAGAACAGATAAAGGTCATCGATTCGGCCCTCGGTATCCTTAACTTCGACAGCAGCACCAAGGAACTAAACGACGGCATTGCGTTTCTTGAGGACATGAGAGACGCCGGGGTAACCATTGGTAACCAAGCGATCGACTCAGCGTCTGGTAACCCCTTAGGCGAAAGCTTCTACACTACGAAAATAGACGATCTCAAAGAGATGGCGCTTAAGGTGCGGAACAAAGAGAAAGCAGAGGCTTTATCTAGAGCTAACGATTATGAGATGAGCATGAAGAAGCGCTTCGCTAAGGCTGCAGACGACGACAATTACAGTAGCGAAGAGCCTTATGTCCTTGATATTCTTGAGAAAGAAGAGGCATACATAAAATCTTTAAACTTAGGGGAATTTGAAGAAGCAGAAAGGATAAAAGGGTTAGGCAGGGCGTATGTCAACGGGTTCAAAGAGCTAAACGACGACATCGATGAAATGGAGTCAGAAGCAGACAGTGGTAAGTCTGGGGTTTCCATACAAGAAATCAAAGGAGACCTTAGATCTACCTTAGTGAAATCAGTCATTAACGAATTAAAAACAGACAGATTCAGTAGTATAGAGGTTAGAGATGCGCTGGATATTGCTGAAGGCTCTGAGGACGAGCTTGATTCATATAGAGACGTGCCCTTTGAAGTCTTGGGACTAGGAAAAAATCTCCGCACAATTGAAAACAAATACCTCCAGTTATACAAAGATAAACGATCATATGCTATTGACAAGATAGCGCGTCTAAAGCCAGGTGAAGAGTTAACACTACCTGACGCCCCTGAATCATTTAGTATCGGTGAAAACGATAATATTAAAAATAAGAGGAATGCTATACTTACTAAATACATGACCTCCCTTATGTCGGGGCTTATTGAAGAATCTAAATTGGAATTGATAGGTGCTCTTGAAAAAGAAAAAGAGGATAAGGCCGCTGAACAGAAAGAGCAAGAAGAAGAAACAGCGCGAGTCACAAAGCAAGAAGAAGAGCGCGAAGCGAGGACAGTGAAAACCAAAGATTCTATAGCTAAATCAAGCGAAATGATCAGCGTTGCTGGTGATAATACTTTTTCGTTTAAGAGACTTATAGGAACAGCTTTTGAAGAACAGGCTGTATCCATAGCTCCCTTTAATGCTTTTAGGACCTATGAAAAGACAGCTTTTAAAATGCCGGAGCTCTACGATGCAGTAGAGCATACTATTAAATACAATCCGAATTCACCTGAAGATATGCAGGTGATTATAGACGATATATCAGAGATATACACTGAAGCTGTTCCTGCTATACGAAGAAACCTGGCTAAAACTAAAGAATTACAACGTAAAAGGTTTAATCCTAACGATGCTGTTGGGCAGCGATTTGCAAAAGAGCGCACGAAAATCACTGACAACGTATTGAGAGCACGGCGTTTATTCCAAGGGTACACTTACGATGAAGTTATAAAAGCAGTGAGCAACGGGGAAGGAGAGCCAGGGTATCTCTTGGAAGGGGTCGCTTTACGTGATCCTAAAGAATTTTTTAGGTTTGAGTTTTCGGGGCTAGGAGCGCCAGGGCCATATCAACCTGCCGTATTAGAATACAAAGCAAAAGCGATGCTAAAAGGCGCCACTGATGAGCAGATAGTTGAACTAGCGGGAATTCTAGGGTTAGAGCCTGAGAGAATTAAAGGGTCCCAGGAGAGGCTCAGCGATTACATACTAAACAAGAAACCTAAGAAAGCTAAAGAGCCAGAGGTTAAGCCTAAGGTCACACCAGCGGTTAAGCCCGAGGTTAAGCCTAAGGTTACACCAGCGGTTACACCTAAAGCGCGCCCACCTATCCGAACAACGGCTGAACTTAAGCAAGAGCAGGAAGAACAACTAGAGTTGAATCTCGATGAACCTATAAAGCCTGATCCTGCAGTAGAAACTAAAGTAACAGGAACTAAAGGTAACATTACGATCTACTCACCGCAAAAAGGAGGCGATAAGATGGAAGGCGGATACCCGTCGTCACGTCCAGGGCCTGATGGAAAGGCGCTAGTTCGGACTGTCCAAGACTATGCTAACGGAACCTCTGAATACATTACATTAGCAGGGAGTCCTTCTTTTTATAATAAATCGTATATTATACCTGAGCTTCCTTATGAAGACCCGAAGACCGGAGCCACAAAGACCCTACGTAACGTAAGGGCTGTTGTGCATGATACTGGGGGAGCCTTCAAGACAAAGCCCGAATTCCGCTATGATATACCTTATGGTAAAGACTTAACGAATAAACAGATGGCACGCTATGACAGTCTTCTTAAGAAGAACGGCGTGGAGTTTGTTGAAGCGGTTGAGCCTAGAGATTCAGAACCTTTAGCGGCTGACCAGCCCCCGTCAGACGACGGTGAGTTAAAAGGCAAAGGGCTTCTACCTCCAATAAATTAAATAATATTAAACACAACGCAACACACTTATGGCACCAGAAGACAGCTTAATGCCTCCAAACGAAGAAGAAGAAGACAACATGTTCCTCGATGTCCTCGCTGCCCCGTTTCGCGGCGTCGAAGGCGCAGTGCAAGGGGTCTACAATTTCTTAGACTATGCTACCGGAGATGATTTTCTCCCAGACTACGACCAGCGGGGGCTTGGACGTTCTACGACAATGGCAGGGGGAGTAGTAGAAGGTATCACTCAGTTTATCACTGGGTTCGTGCCTGTTGCAGGTGCGCTAGGTAAAGCAGGGCAGGTGGTTAAAGCTCGGAAGCTGTTTGGAAGTGACGTAGCAAAACAACTGCTGAAACGTGGTAACCAGATCCCTGCGAAACAAATGGCAGCGATCAATAAGACATCCAAGAAGGCATCGTTCGCTAAGAACTACGCGGCTGGTGTAGGCGCAGACTTCCTGGCGTTCAACGGGCAAGAAGAACGATTGAGTAACTTCCTGTATCAGTATGAGATGTTCCAGAATCCGGTCACCGAGTATCTTAAGGCTACCGGGGACGAGACGGAAATCGAAGGGCGATTCAAGAACGTCTTGGAAGGGATGTTCCTTGAGATCGGGGCTATGCCGCTGTTACTGCCGTTCATTAAGGGGGTTAAATTAATAAAAAATAGAGGGAAGCTAGTGGCTGAGGGGATGGACCCTGAGGAAGCTACAGGGGAGGCAATTGGAAAAGCTGACTTAACACAAGACGAACTGTTCGGTGCAAACGAAGTAGACACATCTAAGGTAAAGCGCCCAGGTAGCAAAGTCAAAGGAGACGAGGAGGCTGAGATTGAAGCCGATAGAATCGAAGAAGAGCCTGATGCACCCAGTGGCTTTGACGGCGTAGAGCAACAAGAGTTTGACTTTAAGCTCGATGCTGACTCAGATAAATCGCTTGGCTTTGAGAATACGCCAGTGCGTGGTAAACAGAAGATCGACGCAGCAGCCGAAGCGAAAGCAACAAAGCTTAACAGGTCGTTAGCGCAAAAAATCGCGGTAGGTGGTAAACAAGCACTCATGAGTAACATAAGGCTCGTGGCGTCTGAAAGTGACTTATTGCCTCTTGTTCGGTCCTTGGCTACTAACCAGACGCTTGAGGCTATCGAAAAGGGAACGCTCAAAAAGACTACTGAGAAAGATATTCTCCAAGAGTCAATGGATCTGTCAGATGCACTGGGTGGTAACAAGAACTCTATTGAGGCTGAGTATAAAAAACTAAAGGCACGCGGAGATCAATACGCCGAGCAGTTCAACAAGGACCAGATGGCTATTAAATATTTAAATAATACATTAGCACGCAAAGCCCAGGACCTTGCTATTGAGACACGAGGGTTAACCAAAGGAACCGACGCTTACGATGAGAAGTTCACTGAGATGCTCTTCCACCTTAATCTTACTAATGCCTCACAGAACCTGTTTGCACAGTTTGGACGCACTGCCTCGTTAGCGATGCTCCAGCGTAAATACATGTATAAACAGATCAAAGGCAAGAAGATCGACCCACTGCCTGACAAACTGACGCCACAGGACATCGCTAAGTTCCGCGATCATCGCCTGGGCAGTATGAGCGACGAGAAACTCTTGGACCTCGTGGTCAACGCTAAGTCCGGTGACGACATAGAGTATGGTCTCAACAAGATCGCCAAGGGCGGACTAGGCAGCAACATGATGGACATGGTGCAAGAATACTGGATGAACGCACTGCTCTCAGGTCCTACTACACAACTAGTTAACTTGATTGGCTCTGCGGTAACTTATGCCGTAGGGACCGTAGAGAGAACGGTAGGAAGCGCGTTGTCAGGTAACTTTGCGCTCACCCGAGCTACCTTACAGTATTCGTTTAGTATGCAAGCCGTCGCCGATGCTTTCAAGTTGTCAGCTAAGGCACTGAAGAACGGAGAGGCTATCTCGATACCTGAGGCGAAGCTCTTCGACGACAGAGCTGCCTCGCGTAAAGCTATTAGTTATTCTCCTCCAGGGGGTGATAATGCTATATCAAGAACCTTTAACTTCTTAGGTGAAGTGGTAAGACTACCTTCGCGGGGACTTGTGGCTGGCGATGAGTTTTTCAAGGCGTTCAACTACCGGGCTTATGTCCAACAAGAACTAGCAGCCGAAGCAATCCAGAAAGGACTCAGAGGTAAAAACCTATCTAAGTATGTTGCAGATAGAGTCCAAGGATACACCACTGATACCGGAAGGATCTTCAATGAGGCAGGCATTAGGCGCGACGCAGAGCTCAAAGCTGACGAGATGGATCTAAAGTTTGAAGAACGACAGAACTTTATCGAAAAGGAAGTCGCTAAGGCCTCCCAGCAACCGTTTGTTTTACCTGACGGCACAGAGCTCAGCTACAAAGACCGTGGAGCACTAACTGCTAAGGCTGAGCAAATGGCTAAGATCAACACGCACACGCAGGACTCACAGAACAGCGTGTCAAACATGTTGTCTATGTTAACGCAGAAACACCCAACGCTTAAGTTTGTGATTCCGTTTGTGCGCACACCGACGAACCTGTTGACCTACGGTATCTCTCGGTCTCCCTTTGGATCTCTACAGGTCCTAAGTAAAGACTTTAGGGCCAAGCTTAGGAGCCCTGACGCTTCAGTGCGCGCCGAGACACGAGGACGGCTTGCTACCTCAGTGACCACCACGGCTGCCTTGTTGTATTTCTTACAGAGCGGTAAAGGCCAAGGGCTCATCACAGGCTATGGCCCTAAGAACAAAGAGCAACGCGAGTCCTGGGAGATGAACAACCAACAGTATTCGATTAAAATCGGAGACAAGTGGGTAAGTTACAACAGACTCGACCCGATCGCTACGATCCTCGGCGTTGTCGCTGACATCACTGAAGCACAGACATACAATGAGCTCGACGACGGGGACCTTGAGAAAGTCTTTAGCGTTGCGGCCCTTGCGTTCTCGAACAACATCACGTCTAAGTCTTATGTCCAGGGGCTTGATAACCTCTTTGATTTCTTGAAGTTCAAAGACCCAGTGCGCGACGCAGAGAAGTTCCTCGGTAGCATCGCCGGAGGCTTTGTGCCTAACGTGATCAACCAGTCACTTAACTACGAAGAAGACAGACCACTACGTGAAGCACGGGGTATTGTTGACCGTATGATCAAACGGACACCCGCTGGGGGCAACCTGCCTCCGAGGCGTAATATGCTCGGTGAAGTCATGACGGTCCCGAGTAGCGGAGGTGTCGCTGGTGTTATTAATCCATTATATATTAAAGAAGACCCAAAGAACGTAGTTGAATATGAGCTTTCTAACCTTAGGTCTGGCTTCAGACAACCATCGCGGTTCCTGCGGCCTGGTGTTGAAGAGTTAGATATGAAAGAATATTATAACCCAGAGACTGGCCAACAGTCTTACGATAGGCTCTTAGAGCTCGTCGGGACCTCAACGATCCGGGGTAAGACACTGCGACAACGCCTAGAAACCATGTTCAACAGTAAAGAGTATGCGGCGTTACCAGAGGCAGATCTCAAAGACGAAACAGGAAGCGACAGCCCTAGAGTTGCCGCAGTGCGACGTATGATCAGGGCCTACAGGGGCGTAGCGAAATCAAAGATGCTCAAAGAAAACCCAGAGCTCCGCATGCGCGAGGCTGAAGCGATCCAAAAAGCACGAGCAGCCAGAACACAATAATGAACTCAACGTATGCACCGTCACTAGTTGGCGTAACAGGGCTCCTCGGGGCCATCACCCTTGAAAGTGTTAACACCTCGATCGCTATTTGCGTCGGGGTCACCACGCTTACATATTTAATAATAAAAATAAGAAAGGAACTAAAGTAACATGGACCGCTCAGATAAACTATATGAACTCCAGGACCTACTGATCGAAGAGTTTTTACTCAGGGTCAAATCAGGAGAGGCATCCACGGCTGACCTATCGACGGTCAGACAGTTCCTCAAGGACAACAACGTGTCCGCCGTGGTCACCGAAAGCTCACCACTCCACGAACTAGTCAACGCCTTGCCGTTCCACGACGATAACGTAGACCGAATTGTAAACATGGCGTCCAATGAGTAGAAACTACAAGAGCGAATACGCTAACTACCACGCTAAGCCGAACCAAAAGAAACGCCGAGCCGGACGCAATGCCGCCCGGAGACTCATGGCTCGCAAGCTGGGACTCAGCAAAATCAAAGGACGCGACGTCGATCACAAAGACCGAAACCCCAGGAACAACGCTGCGTCTAACCTACGGCTCCAAAAGAAAAGCCAGAACAGATCACGAAATGGCTGACCTAAGGCAACTCAAAGACTTCAGGAACTTCCTCTACCTAGTGTGGAAACAACTTAACCTACCTGAACCAACCCGAATACAATATGAAATCGCGGATTACATGCAGCACGGAGATAAACGAGCAGTTATCCAAGGCTTT